TCGGTTCGTTTCCGTCGTACACGACCACAAACAGCCCGCTGCCGGGCGGAAGCACATCAATCAGCGCCTCGACGTCTGCCAGCGATTTCCGCATTTCTTCGGCGCTGTCTTTTGTCGGTATCAGTGTGACTGGCATTTCACGCCCTCCACTTGCCCGCGAAAATATCCACCAGCGTGCGCTTGCCGTTGGCATACTGAACGCAGTGCGTCTGCCCCTGCGTTGTCAGTCCTCGCTCGTACTCAAGCCGGGTGGCTGATTTGCCGACCTGAAAAACGCCCTTGTTGATCCTGGGGGTGTGGCTGTGACCGATGACCATTTTATATGTCGTTTTTGCCAGCCCCACAGCGCTGCCTCTGCTGCCGTTCACCCCCACATCACCATGCTGGCTGTAATCGACGCCTTTGATGACAAACGGTTTTGACCGCCCCAGCCATTTGATCGGCGCCGTCACCTTGCCTTTGCAGAACAGCATCAGCGGGCGGTGATCTTCGCCAGCCAGTAACGCCCGGCGTTGCGCGGCCTGCATCTCGGCAATAAAAACGGCGTTTGTATGGTCGACATTTGCGTCGGCATTGTTGAGAAATTGCTGCAAATGGTCGTGATGATTTGAATCGACCATCACATTGATCGCGCCGGCGGGGGTGGTGTCGTTGATAAAATCGACCACCTGGTCAAGCTCGGCCCGGTAACAATCCGACCCGGTTGCGCGTTTTTTGAATTGCGTCAGCGGGTCATGTTTATGGTGGTGGCTGCCGGCATAGCCATCAAGCACATCATGGCGCACCAGATGCGCGGGTTTCACCACATCGGCAATGCCCCCGGCGTGATAGGTTGCGCGCCTGACCGCCTTGTCGTGAAATCTTACATGCTCATCGCCGGTTGTTAGCGCCAGGCACGGTTCGCCCTTTGTCACTTTTTGGGGGGTGTATTTCAGTAGCTGACCGCCAGCCAGATCATAAAAGCAGCCATTCCCCCATGCCAGTTGCCTGACAAACGCCTGGGCACCTGAAACCTCAACCACCAGCGCGCCGGCTGTGTGATGGAACTCAGCGATTTTGCCCGACTTTGAACGGCTATAATTTCGATGCGTAACGCTGCCGGTCGAATACACGCGCTTAGGCCGCACCCCGGCGGGCGCCGCGACAGGCTCCATTGCCACTTGCGCGTGCCCTATTACTTGCCATCGATGCCCGCCGACTGTGTGCATTCCTGAGATCGGGTTGACGGCTGTGGCGGCGATTTTGGTGTCTGCTGCAATCTCAACACCTGCCCCGATATTAATATTGTCGTCGATCAGATACTTTTTGACTGCCGGGTGCCAGATTTTTTTGAATTCCTGCCCGCCAGTGAATGCGCTGGGGTTTTTATAGGACACCGGGATCACCACCAGCGGGCACTCCCACTTTTTAGCGTACCGTTCCAACGCCGTCAAAAAATCAGCATTCACGCGGGTATTGTTTTGTGCGCTTGTAATGACGAACCGCTTGGCCCCGGCTTTTATCGATGCCTGGAGTGCCTGCGTGTTTGATTTCGTCAATTCTGGATCGTAGCCCAGCGCGCCGTCATCGTTGCCAGTGGTGCGGAATTGACACTGGCTGCATCGATACCGCTGGTGCTTTGATTCTGACAGACCGGCCTTGTGCATCGGCACGCCGCAACAGATGGGCTTATCCAATATCGCCATTCATATACCCGGAGAAGAAAATTTGTGCCTCTGACAATGTAACCACTCTCGCGGCATATCCACACTTCACAAAATGTTCAATCCATTTTTTCTGTTCAGCGGTGGCCCGACCTTTGCCCAGCTTCAATTCAATGACGCACCCCATATAGTCGCCCACCGGCCAGGGTAGGAACAGATCAGGAAAGCCAGCACGCACCCCCATCAGCTTCAATTTTTGACCGTCTGACGCAGAGCGCCGTTTGCCATTTGGTGAATGGTGCAGGAACGGCCAGGCGTCCGGGTATGTGCGATGCACCCAATTCACAAACAGGATTTGGTCGGTTTCCTCAGACTTGCCCGGCGTCGGCATTTTTGTCCCCTAATCGTCTAACATCTAACATCGAATAATCGTCTAACGTGTAGCCCGCCGCGTGCGCCGAAAAGGGGAAGGGTCTTAAAACCCTTTCCCCCATTTTCCGGCACTCACCAGTGGAATCCAAATGTTCGTAAATGTTCGTAAATGTACTTTTTCTCTACAGGCCACTGATAGCAATGGTTTCAAAATTTGATAAAAATACATTCTCGAACATTTGCAAACATTTACGAACATTCGGAAATTATGTTCGTGAATGTTCGTAGATGTACGTTTTCCCTACAGGCCACGCCGCTACTGTGTTATGCAATAATATCACAAATGTTCGCAAATGTTTGTCACTTAGGTTATATCACTATTTGTCATTTTAAAACTTCGCCGAAATGTCGCTATCTTCGTCGAACGTGCAGAGGGTGTATTTTGCTTGGTTTTGGTCGATAAATCTACCTAACATGAAGTTAGGTAGACAACCCTAACGGCTAGGGCTTGTGATTATGACGCCTTTTTGTTCAGTGCGTCGATGTCAATTTTCTGCGTTAACTCCGTGGTTTCTATTATCACTTTTAATGTTTTCAGCTTATTGATCTGTCTGCGCCTTTCTGCCGATCCCAACTTGGGATCAAGCCCTTCCTTTATTGTCGACCGTCCAATGACCCAAACCTCGCTATCGGGGTTTGCCTTTCGTTTACGCTCAATTTCATCAACAAACCAATCCAAAGCAATCCGCTGATTTTTGCCCATTTCCTTGGTAGCCACCGGGCTGTCCTCATGCTCGCCCTTGCGCTTTTGATCCTCGGCCACCATATCGTTGATGACAATTTGCAGCGGGACGCACGATTCGACGGCCTCGCCATCTTCATCCTTGCATAACTCTATGACCGACAGATTGAAAACAGACGGCAGGAACGGCGCCGCGTCTTTTTGCTTAGTACACACAAGCTCTATATTCGTCGACAGCGGCCTGACCACCATTTCGGTATCCATAGCCGCCCGAAGGCTGCTGTTCCCCCTGGCAAGCTCGCTGTCGCCTTTCCCGGTATGATGCACGACCATCATGCACGCTTGCGTGTGGTTTTGTAGGAACGTCAAATGGTCGACGAACCGCGTCATATCTTTGGTGGTGTTTTCGTCGCCATCACCAAAATTCCTGTTCAGCGTGTCGATAATTATCAGCGACGGTTTTTGCGGCAAATCCTCGATGACTTTGAGCAATTCCCTGACGCGCAGCGCGTCCAGAATGGCAACCGGCTGGCTAGTCACATGGAAAGTCTCGGCCAGAGTTTCTTTGTCAATGCCATGATGTTGGCACCACGCGATGATGCGGGCATTGATCCCTGCCACACCCTCGCCGGCAACGTAAAGCACCGCCCCGGTGTTTGTCTTATAATCGCACCACTGGCGCCCTGATGCGATTGACAGGCCCATATCGACCGCCACAAACGATTTGCCGGCACCACTAGCGCCGTAAAGCATCGCCAAACTGTCGCGTATAATATGCTTTTTGATGATCCACGCGGGCGGTTTTAAGTCGCCCAACTTGGTCGCCGGTATTGCAAAAAGGCCGGTTTTTCGCGGGGGTTCCGGTGGCTTGCTGTAATGATAGTCGGCGTCATAGGTGTGCCACATATGCATAGCTTTCAGCAATGTCGGGCGCTCGTATTGTTGAACGTATCCATTCTCTTTGGCAAGCTGCCACAGCGACCCAACCCCCACGCCATTGTTAGACGGCTTGATGCTGTTCCAACGGCCCCGTATATGATTGTAGGTGTCTTGATCTGGATAGTTGTTAGGATTCGGCCACCGTTCGCACCATTTGGCCCACAGCGCAAACCCCTGCTCACCGTATTGGCGCAACGCCATGCCCAGCCGAATGAATTGATCGTCATCGGTGTATGGGATCAGGTCAAGCGCCTTCCAGATTTCCTCATGGTCGAACTGGCTCAACTCGGTTTCTTCGATCACATCCAGCGGCCCAGTGTGCGTTGATTGGCGTGCCGTCCCGCGCCACGGCGCCAGCGCAGCGGTCAGCGTGTCGTGATAACCAGGCGGCAGTTTCGGCAATTCGTCGAGCTGGATTTCTTGCAATTGGAACGGCGTCAGCCAATCGTACAAGTCACCATTCGGGTGTATCGATGGCGGTATGACCGTCTGCGTGCCGGCGCTCAGTAGGTCAACCACACGGCTGGTTTGACCGTCGACCTCGGCATTGAATCGGCCATTCGTTTCGCCGTTGTACTGGTAGAACGCTGCATACCCTTTTGACCCGCGTTTTCTGCACCACGATGGGGGTGTCACAGCCTCAATCGCTGCAATGATTGCCGGGTCATCCGTGTCGACATCAAGCACCACCAGCCCTGAAAGCGGCCCCAATACCACCCCCACGCCACACAGCGGCCACGTCTCCCAGGCATCGATCTCAGCATCAACGGCAAGCCGTTCGCCGTATTGATCCCAGCCGGGCATCGCGTGCCAGCCTGTGCCGTCGAAGCGCGCTGGATACTTTTCTCTTGGCGCGATCGGCAAAATGCTGACCCCTTTTTGTAATAATTTTTCTCCAATTTGCTGCATTGGTGTGTGGTTTTGGCTCATAAGTACCCCGTATGTGTTTGATTATCCGTAGCATTGCGATTTTTATGTTCGATTCATTAGTATATTTCGATACTAAAAACCGAATGCTTGTGCCCAAACGGTATACACATCCTGTGTACTTATCCACATAAATCACTATATGGTAGGCAAATACCCCCCCGCCGAAAGGAAAAAAAAGGCGTACACTTCGCAAATGAGTGAGGCAAACCACATGGCAGGACAGGCACTGAAACGGGCAATGCGCTCCGCAGACGTTAGCGGCCTCCAACTATCGCAAGCTATAAAATGCTCACCTCAGTCTGTCAGTAATTGGACTCTGCGCGGTGTACCAGCGGGGAAAGCGCACCATGTCGCGCAGGTCTTGCACTGCGATCCTGGCGAAATATGTCCTGGCCTGTCCGGCCACTCAAAAAACGCGTCACCCGGTGCCGGGCTGCACGAATACAAAGTTTCTGACAACGCGATGGCCCCGCTGATTTTGAAAAATGACATCGTGATCGTCGACACTAACAGCACCGGGCTGGTGCCTGATTTGATTTATGCGGCGCGCGCGTCTGGCGATGAAGCGGTGGTCATTCGCCGGCTTGATAGCAGCAGCACCCCCGCGCGGTTGATCCCAGAAAATAGTCATTTCCCAGCCGTTACCGACTTTGAAATCATCGGGCGGGCGGTCAGCTTCTCCCACGTTTTCGAATAAAATCACCCTTCTGACGTATTTTTAGCGCGTTAAACCACCCCGTTTCTCGTTCAAATTTGTTTTTTTTTCGCCTTTTTTTCCACAGAGTGTTGATCTAATACACAGATTGTGTATATTTGGGTTCACGTTTTGAACTCAACGAAGGGAAAAAGCATGGCGATTACTGACCTTTTGCACAAGGCATACAAATGGCACCTGATTGAGGACGAACACTTTAAATCAATGGCAACGTATGACCATGAGATTAAACCCGACTCGCTGTCAGAACTTGAATTGAAATATTTCAATCTCGCAGCGGCCTGCTATATCCGGGATGAAGAACTCACAGCAACACGCGCTCGAAGAGATGGCGCGTTCATCGCGTGGCGAAATGCGGGTGGCTATAAGTAGACCGCCGCCCAGTGCTGACACTTTCACTGTATGGCGGTTCGCGATATGTGCGAATCACCAACCCTCACACACTGGCAATGCCGCCTAGCGCGCTATATGCCCGCTTTAAATCGGTGGTCAAGATACACCCAGAATCCGGTCATCAGCGCATGGCTTTGGCGCTAATCAAACGCCATTTTGACGATCTGGCCCTCTGCGGCGATGACTACATCACGAAAGAATCGTATTTCATTCTGCGTGAGGCCCGCCGCGATTACACGTTCTGCCATTTCTGGTGGTGCAATTATTTCACTGTCGACGCACCCGGTTTGCCCACTGACGGCGACCCACTGAACCCCGCTTACTTTCGACGCCTGGTCGAATCTGCTGGTTATATGCCCGCCGTCCGGTGGCGCCATATCAGCCGCGCGCGGATCGAATATTTCGGCCTTGAGCCAACCATCAAAAAGCTGGCCCGGTCAAACGGTCTGGCGCACAAACGCAAACGGCTCCGCGATGCCGGCATTTTAAAAACGCGAAAAATCGAACTTTTAACCCTTCTGAAAGAGTACCAATAATATGGCTTTATCCCTGAAACAATTTTCACGGCCTGAAAACCGCGAAAAAATAATCACGATAGTGGGCGAGGGTGGCGTTGGCAAAACGTCACTGGCTGCACTGTTCCCCGATCCCGTCATTATTCGAATAGAAGATGGCGTCACGACCGACATGGAAAATGTGGTCTGTTCCCCAGTCATCAAAACCAGCGGCGAAATTTTCGAATGTATCGCCGCGTTGAAAACCGAAAACCACCAGCGCAAGACCGTGATTTTCGATTCGATTACGCAGGCTAATCTAATATTTGAAAAGGAAATTGTTGCCGGCGATCCCAAAAACCCGGCATCAATTAATCAGGCGCAGGGCGGATATGGGAACGGCCACGGTGCAGTCAGCGCATTGCATCAGGCACTACGCGAACACGCTGGCGATTTGAGCCTGTCGCGGAATATGCACGTCATATTCATCGCGCACGCGGAAGGCATGACGATTGACCCAGCCGATTCCGACCCGTTTCTACAGTACACACTTCGCCTGAACAAACGATCAATCAGCCCGTATGTCGACAATGTTGACGCGGTGGCATTCATAAAACTGGCACGAACGCTGAAAAGCAGCAGCAAAGAAAACGGCCCTAAAAAGGCGCTTGGGGACGGTAGTCGAATCATTAGTTGCTACAGCAGCCCGGCTCAGGTTTCAAAAAATAGATTTCGGATTAAAGCCGATTTGCCTTTTATTGAAGGCACCAACCCGTTCGCCCCGTTTCTTGAAATCCCATCGGAAACACCCAAAACCACAGAGGAACAATCAACATGAATATAGAAATCCCACCTATGGGCTTCAAGCCCGACCCCAACGTGCAGGCCACCACCGGCAGAACACTCATACCACCGGGCTGGTATGAAACTTATATCAGCGCGTCAGAAATCAAGCGCAACAACAAAGACACTGGATACAACTGCTCGCTGACTTTCACGATCACCGGCCCAACATCTGAAAATCGCAAAGTGTTCAAAAATTTGTCGTATGTCAACCCGTCAGCGCAGGCGCAGGAAATTGCGGAAAAGGAACTGCATCTGATTTGTGCCGCCGTAAACCTGCGCGTCGATTTAGACCACCCGACGCAATTGGAAAACACGCCTCTGCGTATCAAAATCGGCGCCAAAAAAGACAACCGGGGAGAAATGGAAACGGCCATTTTCGAATACAAAAAATTCACTGATGTGCCTGGACTCGCAGCGACGGCCCCAGTGCCACCCCCGATAGCAGCGCCAAAAACGGCCGCTGACTCACCACCTTGGACTGAGGACGACATCCCCTTTTGAGGGTTGAAACGGCCAGCGGTATAACAATAAAAAGCTGGCCGAATTATAACTGCGGGGGTGTTGTGCCCCCTTTTTTTAACGGAGCGATACAAATGTCAAAACAAAATTACTCGCCAGAATACGGAAAGGCTGCGCGCACATCGTCGCTTATACGCCGGCACGCTGCGGCCAAAAAGAAAATGAAAAAACGGCGGCAAGAACGCTCACGGATCGAAGCAGCGCGAGGCGATTTTTATGATTAAGCAATTCAAGAAACACCAGCCACTACACCCGGCGCCTAACCATTTTGCGCGCACGGCGTTTTATATATACGTCGCCCTAATGGTCGGCCTAATTGTGGGACACATGATATGACGAAAACCTATAACGAACGCTATGGGTCAGACTTGGCGATTCGCCAGCGGCTCAGTGACAACTTGACTGATGTGGTCGACGAAATCACTGCGCGTTTTGGAAGCGAGGCCGTCGCCGGTGTTTTGGCGCGGCAGCTACTCCACGCGCTTATAAATCACGGCGCCAGCGGCGTCAGTCTTTCTGTTCACAAAGTCGGCACCGTGCAGGTTGATGCGTTTATTACCTCACAGGATTCTGTCTCATGGCATTAAAAACCACAGCCGACGCTATCGACCAGGCATGGTTTGACGCGCAGCCCAGCAGCCACCGGGCGCACCTCGGCGCGTCATCTATTGGCCGGGAGTGCCGCAGGGAACTCTGGTATTCGTTTCGCTGGAACACAAAGATACAGCACAGCGGCAGACTGCTGCGCCTGTTTGATCGCGGCCAGAATGAAGAAGCCCGGTTCACTGCTGACCTCGAAAAAATCGGCGCGAAAGTGTGGGAAGTCGACCCAGAGACAGGGCATCAGTTTAACTGGTCAGAATTTGGCGGCCATTTTTCTGGGTCTTGTGACGGATTTGCGACTGGCTTGCCAGAGGCGCCGCACGATCTGCACCTGTTAGAAATGAAAACCCACGGTGATAAAAGTTTCAAACTGCTAGAAAAAAAGCAGGTCAAAGGGTCGAAGCCTGAACACGCGGTGCAGATGAACATATATATGCATTGGGCACGGCGTGCCGGCATGGAAGTGTCAGACTCGCTGTATATGGCCGTCAATAAAAACACAGACGCGCTGTATTTAGAGCGCGGAAAATATGACGAATCTGCTGCGCTGGAAATCGTAAAAAAAGCCGGCGACATCATTGCCAGCACGGAACCGCCTGCGCGAATCCGTGAGGATGCAACACACTACTATTGCAGATCATTCTGCGACCACCGCGAAAGCTGCAACGGTGACAAGCCAGCCGACGCGAACTGCCGCACCTGTATCAGCGCCACCCCCAACATGGAAAACGGCACATGGCGGTGCGAACACTACGACATTGACCTTGGCACAGAAACGCAGCGGGTCGGCGGCAAGTGTCCCGCCCATTTGTTCATCCCGGCGCTGGTGCCATTTGCTGACGCCATCGATGCCGGCGAATCGCCCCGGTTCGTCAGGTACAAGATCAAAGGCACCGATTTCGAATTCATCAACGGCGCCACTGACTCGACAGCGCCCGCCTATAAAAGCCGAGAACTGCAACACCTGACGCCTGACCTTATTACTGACCCAAATCTGCAAGCGATCACAGACCGATTTGCGGGCGAAATCATATCAACCAAAAAGGATGTAAAACGTGAACAGGAAAAAGACAATCAAACCCCCACACCCCCGCAGCATTCGCGGCGTGTCCCAGCGGCACGGAATATCTGAACAGTTGATACGCAACCAGATGGCGGCGGGCTTGCTCGGCAGTTACAAAGTCGGGCGCCTGCGCTTCATCAGCGACCAGCAGGAGGCCGAATGGATGGCCGGGTGGCACCAGTGATCTGGCGACTGCTGACGGAAAACGACCGCCCGTATGTGCTGGACTTCACGCAGGATGAGATTGTCGAACTGCTCGACCTTCATCGCCGGGGATATACGTGGGCCGACTGCGCCGAACATTTTGGCAAGAACAGAAACACTGTGCGGCGGTATGCGCGTGTTTTTGAGTCGTATGGCATCCACGCGTTCATCAGCCAACTGAGACAGAAATGAACTATCGGATTGACATATACAAGCTCTACGCGCGCGTCCCGGTGACAGTGTTCTATAAATATTTAGACGATGCGCTCAAAACCTACTGCGCCGAAACGCGCAAATGCCAGCCCGGTGAAACGGTCAAAATGGTGCTGCCGCAGATTGAAAAATTGCAGCACCGCATTGACTGCTTAGAGGAAACGCAGCGCGAAATCGATTACATGAATGCTATCGAATGGGCGGCGCTCAGTGTAGAGGAAAAAATATCGGCCATTCAAAAATCAGAAATACTCAGAGTGAAAAAATGCCCCTGACTTTATACCCGCATCAGGCGAAAGCCATCGCCAGCCTGTACACGTTTTTTCGCGGCAATCCGACCGGGCACCCCTGCCTAGTCGCGCCCACCGGATCGGGCAAGTCGCTCATTCAGGCTGAATTCATCAAGGGTGTGATCGAAAAATGGCCCAAACAGCGTGTCCTGTGCCTGACTCATGTGCGCGAATTGGTGGAACAGAACTATCAGGAAATGATAGGCCAATGGCCTGACGCCCCGGCAGGGATCGACTGCGCGGCATTGAAACGCCGGGAACCGACCAGCCAGATATTGTTCGCCAGCGTGCAGTCAACGTATAAAAAGGCCGACGCCATCGGCCACTGTGATCTGATTTTCATCGACGAAGCGCACCTGTGCCCGGTCAAAACCAGTGCGGGAATGTATCGCACATTGATTGATGACCTACTGGTGATCAATCCAGCCCTGCGCGTCATCGGCATGACGGCCACCCCCTACAGGCTCGACAATGGATCGCTGACGTATTCCGAAAACGCTCTGTTCACTGACTTGATCCCAGACAAGGTGAACTGCATGGAAGTCTCCACGCTGGTCGATAAGGGGTATTTGTCAGCGCTGACCAATGAGGCCGTGCGGGTGCGATATGAGCTATCTAAGGTTGCTGTGCGCGGGGGTGATTATGTGCCCGGCGAACTGGAAAAGGTTGTCAATATCAGTGAGAAAAACACCAGCGCAAGCAAAGAAATAAATTCCCTCGGCGCCGCCCGAAAATCATGGCTAGTGTTTGCGATCAACGTCGATCACGCACACAACATTTGTGCAGCCCTCACAGTGCAGGGCATAAATGCCAAGGTATTGACCGGGGAAACCCCCGCCAAACAGCGCGCCCAGTTAATTGAGGATTTCAAAACGCACAAAATCCGCGCGCTGGTCAATGTCAATTGCCTGACCACTGGATTCAACGCCAGAGGCGTCGACCTGATTGCGTTTATGCGGCCCACCAAATCGCCCGGCCTATATAGTCAGATGGCGGGGCGTGGTATGCGCCTATCACCAGAGACAGGCAAAACAGATTGCCTCGTTTTGGACTTTGCCGGGTTGATCGAAACGCATGGCCCGATCACGCAGATCAAGCCACCCCCGAATAAAGATGATCCCGATGGTGACGCTCCCGAAAAGGAATGCCCGGCCTGTTATATGCTCGTCAATCTAAGCGCGCGGGAGTGCCCGTATTGTCAGCACGTTTTTGAAAAGGAACCGGAAACCGGCGGCACGATTCTCAGCCAGACCGCCAGCACGATTGACATTATGGGCAAGAAACAGTCGACCGCGCAGCATCGCAGAGTCCACCGGATGAACTGCTATCTTCACAAAAAGGAAGGCCAGCCGGCCAGCTTAAAAATCATATATTACGCGCTCGGCGGCGACCAGATTGCGACCGAATGGGTGTGCCTGTTTCACAGAGGGTATGCCAAGAAAAAAGCAATGGAATGGTGGGCCGATCACCTCCCTGGTGACAAGCAAAACCCGGCGCCCATCGGCATCGATGAGGCTCTGGCGCGCGCGAAACAGTGGGGCATTCGCCCGCTATATATAAACGTCGAGCCAGATGGCCGTTATATCAAGATCAACTACCGCGTCATGCCGACAAAACAGATGCGGAAATCTACGCTCGGATGCGTCACTGACGGCATTGGCGAAACTATAACGACGCGCCTTATGCGTCAAAACTCGGAGAAAGGGAAATCATGTGGATAATACCGAACACACACACACTGTACTCAGCCTTTGCACTGGATATGGTGGTATTGAACTCGGCCTCGGACTTGCAGGCGTTAAACATCGAACAGTCGCTTTTTGCGAGGTCGAAGCCTTCCAGTGCCAAAACTTGGTGGACAAGATGCAAGCGAACGTCATACCTCCAGCGCCTATTTGGACAAACCTTAAGTCCCTGCCAGTGGCGCCGTTTCGAAACAGAATTGACATCCTCACTGGCGGCTACCCATGCCAGCCATTTTCTGCCGCAGGAAAACGCGCAGGAAAAGATGACCCCCGACACTTGTGGCCCTACATCAGAGACATCATCAGATCAGTACGACCTGTTAGATGCTTCTTTGAAAACGTCGAAGGACACATCAGCCTCGGACTGCGAGAAGTCATTAGCGATTTGGAAAGCCTCGGTTATCGACCGGCGTGGGGCATATTTAGCGCGACTCTCTGCGGCGCGCCACATCAGAGAAAGCGAGTCTATATCATGGCCGACGCCACCGCTGGCTCTTGCAGCGCAGATGGGCACACCGGATTTCCGACAGTGGCCGACTCCCACGACTCAAGACAGCAACAAAGCGACCAAAAAAATGCGAGTCGATCACCAGAACAATTTGACAGCGGTGGTGTTCAATCAGGAAATGCTACCAACACCAATCACGCGGGATCACAAAGGGGGTTACAAGACGGAATCGCTTATCAGAGCCGATGGCAAGAGCAGAGCATTCGACGCTCTGCCGAATGCGGCAATCGGGGGGGTGGGGGTGGAGAAGCACCCAGGGCACCTGAATCCTTCATGGGTGGAATGGCTGATGGGTATACCGCAGGGCTGGACTGCACTGATTGGGGATTAAACGAACCTGCCGACCGGGTTGTGCCGTTTTGCGAACACCGCGTTGACCGTATCCGCAGCCTGGGCAACGGCGTCGTACCCGCCACCGCGTGTGACGCTTGGATCGTGCTGGATCGTGAGCTAAAAAAGCACGCCAAATCCTACCCCCGCAACTGAACCTCCTGACGCAGATGGTCATCGGATAGATGGGCATAAACCTGCGTCATTTCGGCGGTTGAATGCGTCATCAATTTCTGCACCGTGAACAGCGACGCCCCCTGCATCACCAGCCAACTGGCGAACGTGTGGCGCAGATCGTGAAACCGGAAATCCTGAATATCTGCGGCAGCCATCAGATTGCGCCACGCCGTTTTTACCGAATCCAATTGTTTGCCAGTGACGGGGGAGGGGAACACCAGCCCGTTGCCGTCCGTCTGCGCGCGCCAATCTTTTAAGACGGCCACAGCGTCATTACGCAGCGGCAGCGTCACCGGCTTGACCGTTTTGCGCCGGGTTTTATTGATGACTTTTGTCACCTGGCCGCGTTCCAGATTGATGTGCGACCATTCCAGACTGAACAGATCGCCCCGGCGCAGCCCTGTATGCAACGCCACCAGCACCAGCGGCATTAGATGGTCGGTATACTGCCCAGTCATGCACGGCAGACCACTGGCACGCATTCGCGTCTGGCGGGCATTGAGTGCAGCCACCAGTCGGGGGTATTCATCGTTCCGGGTCAGGAATCGCGGCGGCTTTTCGTCGGCGGTTTCAAGCTGCGCGGTGGTGCGTTTCAGCGTCACCCCCGCAAGCTGGTGGTGGGTGATGACCTTGTGCGTTTTTAGCGCCGTATTGAGGCACGCTTTTAATGCTGTGAATCTGCGCTGCACAGTAGTGAATGCCACTGGGCTGGGTTGTTTGGCAAGTTTAGCCCGCCATCGCTGGACATCCATTTCGCTGATGTCTGTCATTGGGGCGCCATAGAGATGACCGAAATTTGCGGCCAATAGTTTCAGCGTGCCATCGTGCGATGCGATGTTTTGCTGCGCGTATTCCGCATATTGACCCCGCACGTACACCCCCAGTGTGGCCCGCTTTTCGCGCTTGGCGTCCCTTCCGGGATCGGCCCCGGCGTTCGCCTGACTTAGCACCTCCAACGCCTGTACTCGCGCCATAGCCACTGTCATGGTGGGATATGTGCCCAGCTTTTTATTGTTCCTGCGCCCACCGGGAGGGGTGTACCGCACAGACCACGTTTTTCGGCCAGTGGGCGCTATTCTAAGCACCAGCCCGATGACGCGTGAATCGCGCATTTCCCACTCTGTTGATCTGGGTGCCGCGTCTTTGATGTCCTGTTGATTCATGTGCTTGCTGCTTGCCATATTATTCACCCTGTTTGTTTGGGGCCAGTCTGGGGCCAATCTGGGGCCAGATTCACTATAGCATGGGATAGCGTGAACGCGTAACAACTTGTAACTATTAGACCGCACAGCCCTATACATACGCTATATATACAGCATATTATACGTCAGGCGCGCGGTATCAGTGGGCTGTCGGGGAATGTAGCAAACGCGGGGGCGCCGCGCCCTTCTAAGGCGTCGGTCAAAGGTTCGAATCCTTTAGGGCGCACCATTAAACTACTGATTTATATAGATTTTATTCTTTAGCCCTTTTTGTCCTGAAACGCTTGGGGCCATATTGGGGCCAAATTCGCGCCCTTTTATCATTTCGCGCAGCATTTGCGCCCGATTTTCGGGCGGCGCCGCGTGAACGTGGGGATACAGCCGACTCACATCGATCAGGCCGTCACCGAAATCGATCATTGTGTTGTTTGCTGTGCTGGTGATGCTTTTCAATTCCACATTCTCTGCCGCTTATAGGTACAAACACATAGTACCCTCGGCCGGTTTACAAATGTTCGTATACCGTTTGCATTTTGGCTTATAAATTTATAACCTGCGCGAAAAGGCGACACAATAATCAACAGGGAGTGATTAAAAAATGAGCAATTATTCATCAAATTTCGAGCGCAACGCCGCCGGCGAATATCTGCAAATGACTGGCGTGCTGCCGGGCATGGCTGGATTGACCGAACAGTTTGATGCGCGGCTGAAATTGCGCGACACCGATCTGCCCCGGATGGCGCCGCTTGCAGATGACTTCCAAAAAAGCGCGATGAAAATACTACGATCTACCAGCGACAAAATCACCGGGTCGACCACATGGGTTTTTGTACCCGGCCACGGCTGGGTCTGCACCACGGCAGAAACGCAAAAATCGGCCACTGGCACGCTGATCGGTTCCAGCCATTGCCTCGCCGCCAGCGTATTGTTTCCGCTTTGGTATAAGCACCTCGACGTTGAAAATCGGCGCCTGTATCAGCCGGCCACAGATTCCTATTTGCAGGAACGTGAAATCAAGATTCTGCGCGGGCTTATGATGGGCTGGGAACGTCAGGCAATGGCCGATGCCGTGTGCCTGTCAGTGTATAGCATCGACAAAATTCTGGCCGCGATGAAAAAATACCCCACCCCCAATGATGTGCCATTTTTGCAGGGCATGGCCGAATGCGGTCTGTCTAGTTTCTTGCTTGCAAATCCAAACTGGTTTGAAACCGATGGGCACATGGAAGTTGAGGGCAACCCTAAGCCCAGACAGTGCTGACCACGTTGCTGCCGGAATCATAACTGATTGTTTCTGTGCCTATAGCGTCAAACACCGGCGTGCCCACTGTATGGTCAGCAGTATATTCCCAGACCGCCACGGTGACGTTGCCGTCAGCACCCCCAGATGTGCCCCACGTTAGCGTGCCGCGTATCCTCTGGTTAGCATTGGAATATCTTACTTCGCCAGGCTCTTCCGATGTGCCTCCGCTCTTGGTGTAATTCCACCCGCTCGCTGTGCCCATGACCACCGCATCTCGCATCGCTTCCAGATTGTTGCGGGTGTCGGTGCAAAGCTCGTTGATCGTCCCGGACGCGGTTGGGACTCCATCTTCAAAATTGACGTATGCCATCTATAAAATCCCTGCTTGTAATTCGGCCTTTCGCGGCTCAGTAATAAAACCCTGCTCGACTAAAAACGTGTAGTAGTTATCCAGGGGCGGCTGCAAAACATCGACCGCCCGCTGGCCTGCACCCGGCCCCGGTATGTTGGATTTTATAACGTCCAAATATTGCCTCCATTCTTGCCGCACCGCGTCAGACACAACCACACCATCCAAAACAAACCCCGGCTGATATGCCGCGTTTTCGGAATGCTCCCACTCGGCTGGAGTAAATGTCGCCGTCCATTCCGCGATGGTCATATCGTAGCGGAAAGTTTCAATAATTTGTGGCTCTTCAAAATTATCATCTGAGGTATATATCCACCCGACTTTAACGTCGGGCAATAATGAGATGTCGACAAATTCCCCCAGGCCATCAGTCGAAAGAGGCACGGTCGACATCTCGTATATTCCCTCGACACGACCGGCATCAATTTTTGCAAATGTGAGCATAATTTTTTCCTTTTTTAAAATTCTATGAGGATATAACCAGAACCGCCAGCACCGCCTGGCCCTGGTGTCCGACCAGGGTATGCAGAACTGCCACCGCCGCCGCCCGCTCCAGTATATGCTGGCCCCGCAGTTCCCGCCCCGCCGTTGGCATTAGAATTCGCAGCACTGCCGCCCGCACCTCCACTCCCTCGCCAAGCGTGCCCACCTCCGCCGCCTCCACCCCCGCCGCTCCAATCACTGGCACCTGAATTGTTGCTTTCGTGCCCGTATATTGCTGACGCTCCTGTGGCAAATGGAAAAGCTCCAGCCCCTCCGGCGCCTCCACTCCCGCCGACTCCAAAGCTAGATTGCGCGTAGTCTGGCCCGGTTTGGCCGCCTGGAGCAGTGGACGAAGATGCAGAGCTGTTGCCAGCGTTGCCAAGTTTTCCACCTGCGACTGTTAAAAGGCTCGGAAAAAAAGGTAGGCCGATTGAGGTTGCTGACCCCGCGCCCCCATTGGCGGATGCACCGCCAGCCGCACCACCCGCGCCGATCAATATGTTGTATACCTGACCGGGGATAACGCCGAGCGGCACGCGCAGACACATTGCCCCCCCACCGCCGCCCGCTCCGCCGTTGTACCTGTAGGCTGTGTACGCGCTTGAGCGTGTATACCCGCCGCCACCTCCGCCGCCGCCACCCTGCATGGTGACTAAAATGGTGTTGCAGCCAGTCGGCACAGTAAAAGTGCCGCCTGCAAAAAATTCAGCTTTGCGAGTAACCCCCGCCTGGGCAAGAATAGAATTGTAACGCACCAGCGCGTTCGCCTCACTTTGTCGTGACAAAACAGAACCGTCGCAATTATCCAGCAGCGCAGCCCTTGCTGGCGTGAGCACGGCATTCGATACGGCGGTGTTTGCTGGTGCTCTGCTCGATGTCGTCGCGTCCAGCTTTGCAATCTGTGTTGCGTTGTTCGATGGAACCCGCGACAATAATAATTTTAGTTTGCCAGGCACGCCGAAAAATATTGCGCTCATTTTTTTATACTCCCTTGAATTGCCATTGAACCGGCACCGCAACTTGCGCGCCCGTTATTGTGTTAAATGCGTAAATATCAAACTCGGTTTTCCCACTTGCTCCATTCAGTATAATATTATCGACCGCCGTGCTTACGCTTGTCACTCCCTGTGGTGTCAGGGTTATAGATCGGACGGCGGCGTAATTAGTTGAAAGAATGATTTTTTTAGGGCCACTGACCGCAGTGGTGTCGGTGCTTGTTTCTTCTCTTGCGATAACATTGGCGCGCAACGAACCCTGCGGGGCGGTAACTTTTAAAATACCAGAGCTGCTGATTTTTCCTTTCGCATATCTTGCTGTGACTTGCTGCGATAAGTTGCCGAAAGTGTATGTACCACCGTTTGGTTTGGTTCCCAGTTGCGGCACTGCTGTGCCCGACAAATCGGTGTAATCAAATTGCAAAACCAAGCCAGCACTTTGATTTATAAGCAGGTCAAGCTCGCCGAAATAAAACACCGCGCCCGCTGCTGGCATTGTCTGATAGCTTAAAATATTTGCTGTCAACGCGGCCAGCGACCCGCCGCCAAATACCGCCGCGCAGCTCTGGCCGCTGTCGCTGTAATACTGCTGCACAGCCGACGCTCTGCTCTCTTTTGCCACGGCCATATTTGTAAAGCTGCCCACTGGCATTGGCTCCAGACTGCCAGCCTCAAAAGCATCATTATCTTGCGTAATAACAACATCGACGTATGCCGCATCGGTAGACACTCCGCCGACGCTATCTATCGTGCGAACCCAGATTCGGAAAAGCCCCTCAGGTATTGATTTGGTGTTTAAGCGCAGCGCATCCACCTGGTCGAGATCGATGCCCTCGTCCCACGTTTGCGAGGGGGTGCTATAGCGCAGCCAATAACGCCGGGCATCGATGTCGGTGGATTTAGTCCACGACAATCGCACCTCACCGCCGACCTCAAACCCTGCAATACTGGCGGGTGCGTCGGGTAGCTCAAACTTGCCAATCAATAAATGCGAGCTGGTCGCGGCAGTGCCAACATACAGCGAACTCAGTGCGCGCACCTCCACTGTGTAAGTTTTTAACTCTTGCAGCGGGCTAGTCGACGCGCAGACCTTACCCGCGCCGTTTACTGAATTGGCGGCAGTGGTGGTAAACACTGGAGTCACTCCATCCAGAACCGTCACGCTGTACCCGGTGATGTATAAATTGGGCGACGGGTTCCAGCAAATGTCCAGACGGGATGGAAAATCTCCAGATTGGATTTGATATGTCGTTTCAGTTATCGCCAGGCCGGTGACTGCAACCGGGGGCGTGTTAACCGGAAGAGATGTATCCGGGGTGCTTGGCTCAGTAACAACATCATCAGAGTAGGCGGCAGCATCATATTCGACCGCCGCGATTTCCCACCGTCCGATGCTTGTTTGCACTGGCGGTTCAATAATTCTGAGCATCTTGGCGGTCAATCCTATCGGGTGCGTCAGCGTGAAAACATCGCCAACGACCAGTTGTAGACCATTGTCAAACATTGTGAAATTGACTGCCAAATCTGACAGCGTTAGCTTATTCAACCGCTCGACGGCCTCACGATACGCTTGAGAGTGCCGGGTGATACCGTTCATATTAACGAGAGATTCGCGGCGTTGTACTGAGCCACTGCCCACCCCCGGAATCTGCGCGGGGTCGCTGCGCGCCTCGACCCATTCACCCCCGGTGGTGTTGCTGTATATTATGCGAACGACCGTAGGAATCTCTGCGCTGTCTGCTTTTTTTATTGACAAAGAACCCTTTACAATATCGGCGGCATTTAATGCCATTACTGAACTGGCGGGCCTGTCAGGTATTAAAAAGGCTGTCGGCCCGCGATAGTCGACCCAGCACCCGGCGTATGCGCGCAGAATATCCACCCAGTCGTCGACGATACTTTGCGAGTCTAATGACAAGCACAAACTGCGCCGAACCTCACCCCCTACCAGTGCGTCACAAGCATCCTGTGCAGCCTCTAATGCGGTGTCATCAACGGCAGTGCCCCTGCCATAGTCGGTGCTTCGGATTAAATCACCCAGGCATAGCGCGGGGTTTTTACTGTATACGGTGGTCGCTGTTTTTGGATTGTATACTTTCAGCCCGCGTATTTCGCACACGACCTGCGGCCACGAATCCATCACCCCGGCGGGCATTTGCAACACGATATACGCCAAGCCGGTCAGTGTGTCGGTGTATCCGGTTATCGCTGCCGCTAATAGCGGGTCGACTGTTTGGGCTTGCGTGCCCAGGTATTGATTGATAGTGATTTCTGCCGGGGGTGTTTCGCCATTGAATAAAACGCTGACAAATCCATCGATGCCAGTCGCGCCACCATCGGCCACAATAAACCCGGTCGTGATTACGCTGGTGTCAGGGTTCCAATGAAACGCAAACATTTTGCATCCGACCTGTACCTGGCCGTAAACTACCGGGGCGTGCGCCAGGTCAGCGGTTACAGTTACCAAACGCTCGCGCAGCTCTGTCTGAGTGTTTAGCGTAGCTGCGGGCGTGACAGGCTTTAGCGCAGCCGTAACTGCGGCTATTGGGGGCGGGAAAACCTCGACCCCGTATAAAAAATGTCTAAATGTAGCCATCAGGCAATCGTGCCTCTTAGCGTTAGCTCGACACTAAATAGCCCGCTTTCAGCCACCCATCCATCAGAGCCGGGGATCAGTTTGCCGGTTACGTTGCGCGTGCCCAAATCTACAATAATATCATTCGTTTGGTTTGCTGAGATCAAGTCTGTCAGTGTGTCCCGTTGTGCTGCTGTAAGTCCTTCAAACAACACCCGCGCATCGTATTGAGTTGCATACCCCAAATCTAACAGCCGAAGCGTGCCATCTTCTGCCTCGTCTGCAACAATCGCCGATGCCCTTTTGACACTGCTGCCAGTGCTTGCTTTGTATAATGTCAAATTTAACGCCATTTTTTATGCCTATTCTAAGATGTAAACGTCGGCGGGCATTTCAATGCGAGTACCCGCCGCTGGCAAATGGTTGCACGCCGGGGGTGCGATCACTTTGCGCGGGCAACGTAACGGTGCGACTGATTTGCATTTAATTTGTATTGTTTCGCCGATATTTACGTTCGACATTTCACCCCTGAAAACTTCGACCGGCATGGTGTATCCGGTCGGTGCGCCTGGTGTGACTGTGCTGGTCGCGTAGGTTTCTAGCACATAAATGCCTCGGCCTGTTGTGCCTTGCAATAAAAGTGCCGCACCCAATCCCAGCCCGTCGTTAAATATTTCCAGCGTCGGTGGGGAGCCGGTAACTTTTATTGATGCCGAGCCGAATAATATAGAGTTAAAAGTAATAGCCTCGCCGCTTGAAAATCCAAACGGAGTATCGAACAAAAAATAAACAAGAAAAATCGGACGGGTCGAAGTTTCTGCAACTGCTGCGGCTGTGGCCGAATCAACCGCTCTCACCTGTTCACCTCGGAAGCAGTGCTGTTGACGGTGACATTGATGCCACGGCTGACAAGCTGAGAAACTAGCGCGCCAAATGTAGCAACGTGCCCCCCCATATCATCCGAGGCCGCTTGCATTGTTTGCCCTGCGTTGGTCACATCAGCGACCAGTTTTGCGTTTATTTCTTCCTGACTCAATTGTAAGCCTGCGAGCGCGGTGCCAAGTATTGACTGCGCGATAGTGTCGACTTCCTGCGCCATTGCCGTGAATGTTGCAACTTGCGCGGCTTGCTGCTCTTCGTTTAGCCCGTCAAATAATTCACGGTTTATTGAGGCGAACTGATTGACCAAATCCATCACTTCCTGCGGGTCGGTTGCTGTTCTCAATTCATCGACAAGTGCGTCGCGTTGCGCGATACGCTTCGCGCGCAGTTCTTCCTCGCCCATTATGGCCTCGTTAAAATACTCAACCTGGCTACTCAACATCGTTCCGATAGCGTCCGACATTGAAAGTATTGCAGTCGCTAATTCGTAAGCCATCGCGCGCGATACTTGCAGCGCATCGTTTAGGTTGACGGTCGCATCAAAACTCCCATCATAGCTGGCTATTAACTCGGTGACTGCTGCCGCTTGCTCATTGTAAAAACTTAACATTGTGCCACGACTGGCATCGATGCCCGCAACCGCGTCGGCCAGTGCTTGCTCGACCGGGTTGCTTTTGACTGCTTGGTGGATTCCATCGGCGGCCATGACAAACTGCATCAACTCCTCGGTGCTGCCGTCAAAAGACGCGACCACATCCTTGACCGCATCGCTGATATTGGTCGCCGATTGCACGATCTGTTTTGTAACCTCGGCCAGAAGCGCGTCAACATCATCGCCAAACGATTGGCCGTTGAAAGTAATCCCGCTATTATTCCCGATGGCAATCTCGCCTGACAAATCACTGCCGCCGAATGCTGCCGCGATTACCATAAGTTGATTGCTCAACTGATCAGCGGCATCAACGCTCGCCTGATTAAAACTTTTCCCTTCGCCGAACGAATTAATACTTCCATCGGCCAGATCGAACCGCGACCGGCCTCTGTTGTCGCCGTTGTTGTCTCCGGTGAACAGCGATTCGATTGCTGTGCCAACGAATGACCCAATAGCCGCGCCAAGCACAGGGACAGGAATTGCAACACTACCAACCACGCCACCAACTGACGCGCCTATACCGCTGGTTTCGCCGAACACTTTGCCGCCCAAATAACCACCGGCCAGACCACCCGCAAAATCACCGGCCATTGTGAGGCCGGTGGTGCTTCCTGCCTTGTTAAATGCCATTTCCGACGCGCTGCCAAAACCCATATCACTGAGGCCGACCCCTATCGCATCGTATGCGCTTCGACCCGCTGCCCCAAAACCCCCGCTAAACATACTCGCCACTGGGCCAAAACCTGAACCCGTCGCGGTTGTTGCACCCCCGGCGGCGGCAGTGGTAGGCATCAGGCCGCCCATTGCGGTGGTCATGCCGATGGTGATCGGCCTAGTGATTGCCATGTGCGCCATGTTTGCGAGTAGATTTATCAGCGCGTCTTTCATCTTTTCGGCAAAATTCTTGAACCCGCCTTCAACGCCATTGAATGCATCGCGCCAGCCGTCGACGAAACCGCTATCGATACTTGCGGCCATCTCTTGCAATGCCGAGTTGAACGGTTCGACCGCATCCTCGGCGGCTTTCACTGCGGCCTCTGTTGCTGCCTCTGCTGCCTTTGCCGCGTCTTTGACCGCTTCCGCTGCGGCATCAGTTTCTAGTTGCAGATCATAAAGTGCCCCGGCCTTCTGCATAATCGCGGCGGCTGAATCGTCGGTAACTTCAATGTCTGCCTTTTGTAGCGCAGTATGTATCGCTTGCTGTCGATCAGTTCTCTTTAGTTGCGCTAGTTTAAATTCCAACGACTCCGTGACTTTATCGATTTTTTTCTTGGCGGCTTCGAGTGTCTTGTTTTCGGCTTTGATTTGTTTCTGCGTTTTAGTCGCGGCCTCGCCTCGGCGTTTAACTGTGACGGTTACCTCTTGCAGAGCATCGGAAAGCTCTTTATTTTTTTTCGCTGCGGCACTAACGGTATATGAATTACTTTCGATTTCGCCGTTTAACTTTTCTATTTTTTGCTTCACTTCGTCAATGTCTTTCTGGCTGACACGAAAACCATTAAAAAAGCCGTCGCCTGCTCTTTCCATTTCAATAAGCTGGTTTTCTAGCCCCATCAACTCGACGACCAAATCGCCTAACAGCGGCTCGTTTCCGACACCCCCGACCATGCCATTCAGTTCACGATAAAACCATGCGAACGCCTTTCCCGCTTCAATCGCATCGACGGCCAGACCCAGCAGGCCCACGCTCATATCTTGGAACGCCTTAACAGTTGCCGGGTCGCTCATCACGCTTTCAAGCTCTTGCACCGCTTTCGTCAAATCGGCAGAACCCTCTGCGCTTGCTTCAAACAAATCATTAAAGCTGTTGCTCAATCCCTGCAACGCACCGCCCAGGGTATTGCGTGCGGCCTCGGCAGACCCCTCAAATTGCCCCTCTAATTCTTCCAGTATGATAGTTTGCGCCCCGGCCATATTGCCAGACGCTTGCATAGCTTTCGCCATTTCGATCTGCGTTTCTGTAAACCTTACCCCCGACCTGGACAATGCCGACATTTGCGTTTTTGGGTCGTTGAGGGCTTTACCTACCAATATCGCGGCACTTTTTAAGTCGGTGCCCATGCTCGTAGCCATATCAAGCACGGCCTCAGTGGTGCGGTCGAAATTGTCACCTTTTATTTCTTTGAATGTTGCGATTAACGACTGGGCGGCAATGATAGTCTCATCACCAAAAACCGTAATCTTTTGCAATTCTGCCGCTGTCCTGGCCAACTCGCTGGCGGTTTTACCTGCGGCACCCCCGGTTGCTTTGATGGTCGCTTCCAACTGCGCCATCGCTTTATCTTGCGCGGCGGTGTTTGTGATTACCTTGCGTATTGCGACACCTAAGCCGGCAATAGCAACGGCACCCAACGCCGCCAGCTTTTTGCCGTGCTTTTGCACCGCTTTGTCAGCCTTTGCCCAGCCATCGGCCATTTTTTGCTGCGCCGTTCGAACCTTTTTGTCAGTCTTGCCCACAGCATTTTCTGCGGCTTTTAACTCCCGGCGCATCTGCTCGGTGGTGGCATCGATGCGGATCAATAATCGTTCGACTGATTCTGACATTTTACTATCCTTTTGCCGCCGCTTTTTGCGCTGCCTCGGCTTTCATAAAATTAAAACGCAGCTTTTGATCTGCGATTTTTTTAAGATCAACGGGCTTGTCTCCCGCTTTTTTCTTTGACTCCCCAGACCCGAAAGGATTGGTCTTTTTGACGAAATCAACCTTTCCCTCTAACGCCAGAAAAAGCTGTGGCATCGGTGTGTCAAACGTCTGGTCAGGTGACCATGCGAGCCACCCGGTTCCCAACTTGAAAACCTGATCGACAAACGTGTCCGGGGATATTACTTTTCCTCGTCATCATCCTCGGCCTCACCCTCTGGCGATTCTTTGCCGGTGGGGTTCATTAGCAGCGCCAGAAACTCGCTGGTTTTGCCGATGACGTTGACCACGCCAGCGCTGAAAATTTGCTCTTTCAATTTCTCGGTGTCTTTAGTGCCATTGATGCCGGCCCCGGCTGCAACCACTGCCGCCACATTGTCGATGTTCAGGCCCGAAAGCCCCTGTATCGCCTGTGACAATCCACCGAATCTGTTTTGTATTTTCTGAAACGCCCGTAGGGTTGGCTTCAACTCCAATTCCTCGCCGTTCAAATCCAGTGTGACAATTCCGAACTCTGCTCTGTCTGACATTTTTTTATCCTTATTTTCACGACTTGTGTATTGAGTTCACAGCTTGTGAATCCGCAACCAAAAAAAAGGGGCGGGCATTAGCCGCGCCCCAAGTTCAAACGGAAAATCAAAACTCGATTATGTGGTTTTGATGATCGCGCTATTGATAGACATTGATGCGTTGACCATCAGAATCGAGTCGGCATTCGGTGCTGATTCCGATAGCTGCATGATCTGCGCTTTAAAAAAGCGAATTTCACCTCCAGGGAATGTCACCTTAATGTTGTAGGTTCCGGTGGCATCTGCGTGCGCGACCATCAGCGCAGCCTGTCCAGCGTTCGTGTCATCAAATGCGAACGTGAACGACACATCACCGCCGTCTGCGCTGCCTTTAAACTTCTGCACGCGGCTGTCACTCAGCCCAGTGAAACTGACCGGGTTGAAGTTGTCGCCAAAATCGCCAATGGATTCTAAAAATCCGATAGCGTTGTAGGTGTCTGAGGCGAATGATGCTGCATCAGTTGCCGCTGCTGTTGTTCCTATTGACAGGGTAGTCCCTGCCGCTGATTGAATTGCCATAATTAAAGCCCTGCCTCTAGTTTTTAGTAATGACTTTTAAAGTCATGTTGCCCTGATATGTGACACCATCCGCATCACGACTTGTTTCGCTGCGAAAACATCGCAACAATACAACTTGCCCAGTTGTCAGCGTCAACGCTGTCAAATGGATGTTTTTGATTTCGGCCAGTATGCCCATGACCTGCGCCTGCCCGCGTTGTTCGCTCCAGACTGATATATAAATATTTCTCTCATCGATCTGCGTTCCGTCAATAAATTCCGCGTCCATCGCCATCTGTGAATCAAGCTGAACATACGGATATGCGCTATTCCTCGGAACCGCGTCATAGACTGGCACGCTGCACAGTGTGGTCAGCTTCGCCAATAGCGCGACCTGTAGCGCGACAGTGCAATCAGCCACTAGCGGCAACCGTCAGCGCTCTTGATACTGCGCCCTGAACCTTGCGCTTGATTCCCTTTTCTTCGGCGTCAAACGCTTTTTGGTGGAAATGGCTGGCCGACTGCGGTGGCACCTTGTCTGTGCCCTTAGTGCCAAACTCATGCCACAGCGCTTTGTACAATTGCCACCGGGCGTTTTCATCCCTGATCGTGACCTTTGTTTTCCCGCCTGATTTATTGCGCTTGACCACTACCTCGGCGAATCCATTTTTCTGTATGCTCGCATTGCCAGCACCCACCCCCGCGACCACGGTCAGCTTGTCGCGTGAAACTTTGTATCCGACCTCTGCGATCAGATCGCCAGTGTCGCGCGGTGCCCTTGCCCTGACACCACGCGCCAGCGCGATGCCTGTTTGTTCAATCGCGGTGGCGACGTTTTTCTTTGTTTCAGGATCCAGGCGCCGCAGTGTTTTGCGTAGCTTTGTAACGCCGGCAAATCCTCTTTTTTGCGATTTGCTTGCCATTTATTGCGCCACATCCTTTTCCGCGTCGACCCAGATATACACGCCACGTTCACCGCTTGTGCCTATATACCGAATATTAAATTTTTCGCCTTTCCATGTGATGACTTGGCTTTCATTGATAGCCCTTTGTCTCAGATGAAAACGGTACAATACCGGCGCCCTTACTTGGCCCGACACATATCGCTCGGAACCGCTGATAGGCTTGATCGCCGCAAATATTTGCACACTGTTCACAAGTGATAGTGTAAGGCTCCCATCTGGCTGCGACACTTCCTTCTCGTTCGAAAGTGTGACTATCTGGTCGAGGGTCATCAACCAGCCCTGACGCGGCTGTGGGGCGCCAGCATTGTTTTCATCGAATTCAGATTTTTTGCGATAATTGTTCCGCTAGTGGTTTCTCCACGGTTGTCGAACAATTCATGCACGCGCATCAATATGGCGATTTTAATATCGTCAGGCACATCGTCTGCGCTGTCATAGCCCACTGTCATCGTGATCCTGACGGCATCGGGTTTTCCCTTTTGCGTTGCCGGCCAGCCCGCGACAAATTCAGGCACCAGAAACGGGTAAAGCGTCTGCTGCGATAATCCCAGCGGCCAATACCCCACACCAGCCCCGGAAAGCGTCTGTGCAGCACCGTTTTCGTCGGTATACGCCACGGCGTCCACTGTCTTAACAGGCGCTGCAATCAAATCCAGCGCGCCACGGCGGGCGCAATGGTTGGAAACTACCTCTCGGCAGTCGTTGCCAGCGTCTTCGAGTGTGCGCGATGTGACCGTTGAGCCAGGGAAATGCGGCACCAATAGCTGCACGACCTGCGGCATCAGCCGCAATTTTGTCACAGCCTGGGCGCCTGCCGTTGCCGCTGCAATCAGGCCGGTGATATGGGTGTCGAAACCCGTTTCAGTCGCACCGATTCCAAGCTGCATTTTAGCCTCGGCCATTGTGACCGGGAAAGCCGTCGGGGGGGTGGTCGTTATCAGCACGTTCTATTTCTTCTCCGCTTTGGGTGCTTTGGCTTTTAGTATTTTTTTGGCGATTTTATTGTCGATCAAAATCTCAGAAATGCTGTCAGGCACTTCGTGCTGCTCGCCCGGCTTGGCGTTCGTGACATTTATGCCATCGGCAGAAAATGCGTAATTCTTTAAAAATTCCAGCATGGTTTCGGTTCCTGTTATTTTTCACTGAAGAAGGGGGCACATGGCCCCCGTCAGGAAATGGCCGCTAATAAACGGCCAGACTGTGCGCTGTCGCTGTTAGGCGATAGGCTGCAACGACACGACAGCGGCGCTGTCCATTAAGCCACCACCGACACGCTTGGTGGTGTAAAACGTGACGTATGGCTTGGCGGTGAACGGATCACGCAGAATGCGCGTGCCACGAACGTCTGCAATCGTATATGCACGATTGAAGTCACCAAACAACACGCTATTTGCACCAGCGGCCAGGTCAGGCAAGTCGTGGTTCTCAACGACTGAGTAGCCCAAAATGCTGCTGGCTTCGCCCGCTTGATAACCCTGCGACCAGATGTAGTTGCCTTGTCCGTCTTTCAACTTTCGGGCAACTGCCACTGACAGATCATTCATCATAAAGACAGCGCGATTTGTGCGGTATCCTTGCTTGATGGCGTGAACCATTGAGATGAAATCGTCAGCGCCAAATGATACTGACACAGTGCTGTCGATCTTTTTGATCTGCCCAAAGTTAGGCGATGCCGCGAACGTATAAGCCAAAATACCTTTGGGCTTGTTCGTGCCGTTGCCACTTGTGAATGCAAGGTTTTCCTGCGCCGCAAATTCCTCGGCCACTTCGCTGTTCATCCATGCCTCGGCGTTGAAAAACATATCATCAAGCGCTTTTTGAGTGATTGAAGGATTTGCGTATACCTCGCCAAATGACGGAGTCACTTTTGCCAGCGTTGACGTAGCAGTCACCGGGCGTGCAGCTTCTTCGCCAACCCAGCCGGCAACGCTGCCGCCCTGATTGAATAGCTTGCTGTATGTTTCGTTTCCGACAGAGATCACGTTTGCAACGCCACGCATCGGATTCAAATCACGCACCAACTGACCGATGGTTGTATCCATTTCGTCAGTCAAGGCAAAACCGCCATCAGCATCAACGCCAAGGTTGACCGCTTTGCGTTCAAGATCGGCAAGACCGGAATCCTGACCTTTGCGAATGAAACCCATCAGCGCAGCTTTGTGTGCCTCGACGTTCTCATCGGCAACACCGGCAAACGACTCGCGTCGGCTGGCTTGCTTTTGCAGCGTTTCAACACTGGCGATGACTTCGCTCAGGCTTTTTTCTGCCACTTCCAGCTTGCTTTCGGCCTCACTGACACGCTCGTCAGATGCTTTTGCGTCAAGCGCCTGGTCATTTGCTGCACGCATTTCGTGCAACTTTTCGCCCATGCTTTTCAGGGCTGTGTTTAATTCTTCGGACATAATATTTCTCGCTATTTAAAGTTGTGAGTCAAAAAATCGTTTATCAAATCCGCTGCTTTTTGTGCTTCCCCGGCCTCAGTTTCAGCATCACGCTGACCCGTCAAACCTTTAAAACCAGAAGCCAGCAACGATTTGGCTTGTGATCGACTGAACCCTGCATCACGCAGGAAAACTTCGCATTCTCTAATGTCATCAATAAAATCAGCGGCCTTAACTGTTTGCACCTGCGCCTCCTGATTTGCAGGGAATGTGACTAGACTGGTTTCCCATAGCGTGACCTGTTTCAGTCGATACACGCCGTCCTCGTCGTCCCACTCGCCACCGTTCTTATCAACAGAATATCCTATGGATAGACCGCCCACACTTCCCGCCTTCAAATGAGCATAAGCACGTTTTGCAAGCGGATCATCGTCAATTAATAGACGGCCTTTCACTAGCAGCCCGTGGTCGTCCTCCGACATTTCCTGCCATACGCCAATCGGCTCGGCGTGATTGTGCTGCCACAGCAGTGCAGGCATTCGCCCGGACTTGCGGTGTGTCTCCAGCGACTTTTTGAATGCGCCTTTTTCGACCACATCGCCATAGCTGTCAGTGTTTCCGAACACGGAACCGTACCCGACGAATGTACCGTCAGCCTCTAGGTTTTTGACTTCAAAGGGTTTCGCTAGTTTCTTCATCTGTTGCATTTTCTGTTCCCTCAATAACCATATTTGCAGGTGTTAAATAAATGTCCCCACCCTCGCGGGGGTTCATATCTTCCAACGCGCGCACCTCATTCGGTGACAGCGCGCCAGCCAGTTGCAGCTTGGTATAAAAATCACCGCGCGCAGCCATATCGCCACGCAGTAGCGCCCGAACGTCAAACTTCACAAAAATGTTAGCGTTTGCCGCTGTCTCGCCCAGCATGAAATCACTGACCCGGCTTTCGATTCTGGTCAATATTGGCATCAGGCTGTCGCTGACAAACTCCTGAGATTGGTGTTCGATGTTTGAAAATGTCGCGTGCGTCAGATCGCCAATCTTGTGCGGCGGCACCCGGAAGATTCCACAGATTTCAGCGCGCTGGTATTTGCGGGTTTCAAGAAACTGCGCGTCAGAATTGCTCAGGCTCATCGCCTGGTACTTCAATCCTGATTCGAGTATCGCTGTCCTGTGCGCGTTCGATGTGCCTTGGTGCGTATCGTTCCAGCTTGTTCGAATGCGATCATAGGTTTCGTCAGCGATCACCTGGTCTGTCGACAGTACGCCCTGCGGCTGCGCGCCGTTTTTAAACAGCACGGCGCCATGCTTTTCGGTGGACATTGCCAGCCCGATGGCGTTTTTGCTTTGCTCTATATCGGACATCCCGACCAGACCATCGATGCTCGGCCCTTTGATGTGCAGAATTTTGTCGGCATCGATGATGTCTGTACCGCCATCGAGGTATGTAACGTGATACACAAGATCACCATTTTCGCGCAGTTTGGGCTGAACCGCCCCGGCGCAATACGGCATGATTTCCAGAATGCGCCCGCCGACGCCGTGAACAATAAACGCATAAAAATTACCCGTCATTTTCAACAATGTGACAGCCATTTCCCAGAACTCCTGACCTGTTTGCCGGGGGTTTGGGCGCCTCAATAGCTGTTGGATTTCATGGTCTGGCAGGTAGTCCCGCCCGTTGGGGGTGCGCTGGTAAACTTTCAGCGGCAACTGGCCCACTGATTCAGATAGCACCTTGACGCACGAATACACTGTGGACAATTGCATGGCGGTAGTCGGGTTGACGTTGGCGCCTGAATCGCTGCCACCGCCACCGATAAGCATCTGCGCTAAGTCATCGGATGCCACACCCGACTTCTTTGCCGGGGGTGCGTCTGTTTTTGAAAAGGGATTCAGCCGGCTGAATATACTCATAGTGTCCGAATCCCGCGCTCTGCGTATGTCGTGTTCAAGCTGATTTCTGTTTCCACATTTACAAACCTATTAATAGCCATTAGCAGCGCGACCACTCCGTCAATCTTATTTTGAGGCCGCGATTTATTGGGATAAATATTGTCCTTTTTATCGGTATGCGCGACCACGTTCGACACCATCCAAGTCATCACCGGGCATCCGTTGTGATGGAAGTGCCCGGACAGAACCATCGCCTCTAGCCACTTCATCGGCTCGCTGAAATTCTGCACCGTTGCGCGTATCTCGACCATCGTGCAGCCTTCGTCTGACAACGCGCTTGATAGCATTGTGGCATTCCACGGATCGAAGCACACTTCATCCACTGCATATCGACTGTGGTCATCAATCACGCCCTCTTTGATCTCATTGTGATCGATGACGGCGCCGAATGTTTCGGTCAGATGGCCGTTGATTAGCCACCCCCGGTAGGAAGAATTCGCGTCTGATTCGATGGTGTCCTCTGGCAGATAATACTGGCCGAAATAGTAATAGTGCCCATCACGTTCGAACACATACGCCTTGGCCGCGATGTCGATTTTCGACGCCAAATCCAGCGCCAGCTTGCAGGGTTGCCCGACAAAATCGTTTATATCCAGCGACGGATCAGCGCAGGCGTGCCACTTCACCATATTCATCCACGCGCTATCGGCAGACGCCCAGACGTTCATGCGCTTGGTCAGGAAATTGTTTTGTGCGCTTGCCATTTCTTGCGCCTTGCGACACAGCCGGGCAACGTCATCCGGGAACACTGACACGCCCCAATTGGGGTTCGCCTTGGCTTGGATCACCGGGTCGGCCCAGTCATCACCCTCATCGATGGTGTAGATCACGCCAAAATAGGTGTCATCAAACGCCACTCCATCCAGAATCTTTGTTAGGTATTCCCTCTGTTCGTAACATATCCCGGCCAAATTGGTGCCGGCTGTAGTGATTAACCACAGCATTGACTGCGTGCGGGCGCCTGTGCCTGTCTCTAATACATCGAACACGGTGCGCGTGCGGTGAGAATGTAGCTCATCCAGTGCAGCAAAATGCACATTTAAGCCGTCAAGATTGTTCCCCTCGGCTGACAATGGCTGAAACATCGAAGCGGTATTTTCGACATAAATACTTTTCGCTGTGACTTCCACGCCGTAGCGTTTGCCCTGTAGCCAGCGCGACCGTTTCGCCATGCGCCACGCATCATTCCAGACTAGCTTCGCCTGGTCGCGGGAGTTTGCTGCGGCGAAACATTCGGCCCCGCCCTCGCCATCAGCCGCCAGCATATAAAGCCCGACGCCACTGGTCAGTGTTGACTTGGCATTTTTGCGCGGCACCTCGCAATACGTTGTGCGGAACCGGCGCATCCCTTCCTCATCAACCCAGCCAAACGCCACGCCCAGAATGAAACACTGCCAATCTTCCAACCTGATCGGCGTCCCGGCCCACTTGCCTTTGATGTGCGTCAGCCCTTCGATGAAAAGACAGATTCTATTCGCGCGGCTGTCATCAAAAAAATAGGGGAACTCGTCATCACCAACGCGGCCCAGATCATTGATCTGCCGCTGGCACGATTGCCGGGTCAGCTTAGACACTAGGATATTGCCGGCCAGCACATCATCGATATACCGCTGGCATTTTTCGGCGTGTGTAATCAACGCAGTGGGTCGCCGTCATCTTCATCGTCGGGCGGCCCAGCCCCGGCCACCCTCGACCGGCTGCTGGGGGTCATTCCAAACTCGACCAGCATTTTTGTCATCTGGTCGAACGACTTATTTGCAATCTGCAAGAATGGCGACTGCACCGGGTAGCCGCTTGGCGCTTTTACAATCGGGCCGAACTTTTTGATCTGGTCGTTTGCGTATGTCCACCGGGCAAAAACTTCGCAGTACATTGCCAGAGCAAACGTGTCCAAGTTAGTCAGCAGGCCCGCAGCGGTGAGATGTTTGGCGGCAATTTTCCACTGCTTTTTTGCATCGTCAGATAGACCGGCAGGCATTCGCACCGCGTCGGCCTTTGGTTTTGGTTCGTCTTTTAAGATGCGACACGGCTGTGCTGTGCCTTTGACGATCTTCAAGTTTGTGGGGATTGGTTTGCGGCCACTCATGCTGTCACCTCCTGCGTGAATTGTTCGCCAGTAGATTCAAGCGTTGCCTTTTTGCCGGTGTATTCTTCCCAGCGTTTGACGATTACATCGCAATACTTTGGGTCAAGCTCCATCATTCGGCAATGTCTGGCGGTCTTTTCGCAGGCGATCAGGGTGCTGCCACTGCCGCCAAATAGGTCAAGAACGGCGTCTGTGTGCCGCGTTGTTTTATCAATAGCCTCCTCCGCCAAGGCGACCGGCTTTTGGGTGGGGTGGTTATATGTCGCGGCCCCGTCTTTATTAACTTTCCATACGCTCCCAATTCTTTTGCCTGTCAGCTCCGCGCCCCTGTGCCAAACCAGTCCTGTCTCGTAATCACTAGAAAATGTTTTTTTCAAGTCGCCAATGCCGCCACCCGGCTTGTACCAGATCACTTGGTTTGTCGGATAGCCGAACCCCTCAAACATATCTATCCATACAGTGATGACTTTCCAGCTCGTCCAGATAAAAACCCAGCCCGACGAAAAGACTTCGATAATTGGGGCGACATCCAAGAACACATTATCGTTTTCTATAACTTCAAACTTTTCAGTTTTCACGCGCATATTGCTTTGATATTTAATCCCATACGGCGGGTCAGTGAAAACCATATCAGCCTTCTGCCCCGCCATTAGTTTTTCAACCGCATCGATGCTTGTACTGTCCCCACACATCACACGATGATTGCCCAGTATCCAAACGTCACCCTCAACCGTGACGGGTATCTCTGGCGCATCGGGCACCGCATCCTCGTCGGTTTCGCCCCCTGGAATCTCTGTCAATAATTCACTGGTAAACTCGCCGTCAAAACCTAGCAGGGACAAATCGAATTCCATTGCTGTCAAATCTTGCAACTCGATTTTAAGCAAATCTAAATCCCAGCCGGCATTTGTCGCCAGTTGATTGTCGGCCAGTACATACGCCTTGCGCTGCGCCTCTGTCAGCCCGTCGATGGTGATGCACGGCACATCATCCAGCCCCAAAATTATGGCCGCTTGAAGCCTGCCATGCCCGGCGATCACGCCGCCGTCCGGGTCGACCAATATCGGGTTCGTGAAACCCCACTCCGTTATGCTGGCACATATTTGCGCGACCTGTTCGTCGCTGTGCGTGCGGCTGTTGCTTTCATACGGCACTAGGCTGTTCGTCTTTTTTATATTATGTTGATAAAACATCACTCCCCCTTACTTTCAAATTGCACGCGAAAAATCTGCAC